TTGCGCAGTAATTCCAAATTGATAGATAGACGACCCAGGTGAAACTGGAACACGAAGACGTTTCATTAAGTCAAAAACACGTCTATCAGCTTGTAATACTGAGAAAAATCTAGATTGAATCATTTTACGTTTGCTTGGAAAGCGAGGTCAGGCCGATCTCTGAATACTAGCACCCATAAACATTCGGGCTAAGTTTCTTTCTGGTCCTTGCTTAGTCCAAGTAGATCCGGCGAATTCAGTTCGAAAACTGTTAGATCACTTATTTACCGAAGTAGTGATATTCATTTGTAATACGGTTAATTCCTCTTTGATTGCACGGATGCATGGATATTGTTTGTCGCCACAAACGAGGTTATCATCTCCGTATACAATTGCTCGACTGATGCTTTTAGTGCTAAAATCACAATAATGTAAGACCATTAAATTACAGAGCGAATCCATAATATTAGTGAAATAAGATCCAGAGATAATCCCGCGTCTTCTCATTATTATACCTATATCTTGATGAAAGATAGGAACATGTAATATATTAGATACCATAGTTCAAAACACCTTTTCCTCGAAAGTACTCATGTCTGTTAGGCCTCTTAATAGGTAAAATGTAGTACACAGAATCTCCGAAGGAATGGTTTGATCGTAATCGTCGAAATCGATAGGTATTTTGTATTGGTTTTCTAACGTATGAATAAGATTTCAAGTGTCCATCATTGTATCACCAAACCTAACGTCAGAATCCTTAACTGAAAGAAAATATTCGATAAAATCGATACCAAACACCATCTCTATAACTGTGAAAGTAAGGGAAGGATTGATAATAACCCGTTTCTTAATATCCCCATTCTTTCCTGCTTGATTAACTGCAAAGATAAGACAAGGTTTAGTAAGTGAATCTAAATCAAAAGACGAATCTTGAAGTGATATTAGTAACTTTCTAACGAAATCTTTGTGTTCTCCTTTCTTACCTTTGAATCCTCACCCTGAACCTGTCTGCTTATTAATCCTCATTCATATACGATCGAAATCATAACATGGTCTAAAGCGTGGAAGTTCTTTATCTGGGAAAGAAGCATATACTAACTTTGATGTAGCATAACAAAACTTAGCTTGATTTAAAACTGAAGAAGCCTTCTTCGCATAAAGGTCTTTTGTCTTACGCAATTTATTAAATCAAGTCGCTGGAGCGCGATTCATGTCAACATGTGTAGCTATCTCTGCCCCGAAAGGAGGAAAACACTGTTGTATTCACGAAACAATAGTTTTGTTACAGTGAGCGTGAGAACGTACACTTGCTTTTCTTTTAGTGTGCTCGTCCATTTCTGGAAATCGGTAGCCATCTCGAAAGAATCCGTCCGACAATCTCACAAAGCGAATAATTTTGTAAAATCCCTTGCATAAATATTTTACTAATTGAGTACGAGTTTGTGGAAGCCTCGAAACCCTTGGAAAAGAAAATTTTCCAAAAATTAAATTAGAATCTCTAAAATTTTTC